ACTTACAACAATCAAACCAATTATTCGTAACAAGAATTCTTGGATTGTCTGGATATGATGCGGGTCCTTCATGGAGCATCAAGGTAAAGGCAAACGTTGACCCAACAACTATTGGATTCAACCCTATTACACCAACTCCTTGGTCGGTGAACTTTACTTTCAATTCATCTGCGAACACAATATCATTTGGTAGTGCGTTTCCTTATGAAATCCAAAGTAATTTAACAGAACAATATAGAATGTTCGATGGAAGCACTTCCAATATTCAAGCAGATATTATAGGATTTATTAATAACATCATCGCGAACAACGCGATTTCAGGTAACACAGGTAACATTTATGGTACACTTCCTGAAGGTGATTTTTACGCATTTTTAGCACAATATCCTAATCTTAATAACGTATACCTTACAGATAGTATGAACATAGCTGGTAATGATTTAACAGCTTCTTCGAATGACTCTTGGTACTACGCAAACTTTGATAACTACAGTGGTGATAACTACTCGGGTTATTCAATGGATTATGGAGTAACTGCAATTGCTTCAGGTGCAAGTTCAACCTACACTGGTACTTTATCAGGTAATGTTTATACTTGGTCAGGTACTGCTTTCTCAGATTACAACAACATGGTTGTTGCAACACTTCGTTCAAGAGGTATTTCATTATTTGAAAACAGTGCTTCAAGTAATGCACATGGTCCTATATATGAAGTTAATTCAGGAGGTACGGTTTCAGGATTGAGTGCTCTTACAATGGTTTGTAGTGGTCAATATTCAGGTGTTACAAAAAACCCATATGAAACTTTCTTACTATCGGGTATCACAAAAGATAACGACACATTTAGTTTCGAAGTTTCTTTATCAGCGGCTTCATCTAAATTTATAACTAAAGTTTTAGGTTTCGACAACTTTGGTAAATCAAGACAAGAGGTTCCTATTTTCGTGGAGGAAGCATATCCTGCTTCTTTAGCTTACGCTTATAATCAAAGTTATATTCGTGGTTTAGATTGTGAATTGATTGGTTTACCTGGGGCAAGAACTGAAGATTCAAGTTCAATCGCTTACAACCTTGAAAAATATCAATCACCTATGACTCCATTCTTGGTTTCAGAATTGAGAGGTAATAAGGTTTATAAGTTATTCAGATTTATTTCAATTTCTGATGGGGATGCAGCTAACGTAGAAGTTAAAGTTTCTATTGCGAACTTATCATTCAACAATATGACGTTTGATGTCCTTGTTAGAAATTTCTTCGATTCAGATGCTAACCCAATAGTTATCGAGAAGTTTACAAACTGTAATATGGACCCAGGTTCTAACAACTTCGTTGCTAAGAAGATTGGTTCGTCTAACGGTGAATACGCTCTGATTTCAAAATATATTATGGTTGAGATGTCGGATGAAGCTCCAATCGATGCTTTACCATGTGGATTCTACGGATATACACAAAGAGAATACGGTTCAGTATTGAATCCTTCTCCTGTACCTCAATTCAAAACAAAATATTATTTCCCTGGTGAAACAATATATAACCCTCCTTTTGGTACTCCATCAGGTGGTGATAATTCAGTGGAATCTGCTGGTGATGTTGTAAGAAGAAGTTACTTAGGATTTTCAACAGTGTTAGGTGTTGACGAATCATTATTAACGTACAAAGGTAAACAAAATCCAAATAATTGGATTGTATCTCCTGTTCCTGTTGATGGAGCTTCTTGGAATTACCTTTCGAAAGGATTCCATATGGACTCAGGTGCAACTGTTGTAACAATAGCAAATTCTTATCAAACGAGTGGTACTCCAGCTTTCGAGTGTGGAGTTGCTGATTTCAGATTTGACCCTGAAACTCAAGAAAACCCTTACTACTTTATTTACTCAAGAAAATACACAGTATGTTTCGCGGGTGGATTTGACGGATGGGATATCTACAGAGAATATAGAACAAATGCTGATAGATTCCAACTTGGAGCATCAGGTTACTTGGCAGGAGCTGCGGCTTCTACAAGATACCCAACAGCAACAGGTGAAGGTTTGTTCAAGAGAATTGTTGTTGAAAACAACACACAAGATTTTGCGAACACTGACTACTACGCATACCTTTTAGGTATTCTATCGTTCAGAAATCCTGAAGCAACAAACATCAACGTATTTGCAACTTCAGCAATAGATTATGTAAATAACTCTAATCTTGTAGAGGAAGCAATCGATATGATTCAATTCCAAAGAGCTGACTCAGTTTACATCGCAACAACACCTGACTATCAGATGTTTACACCAGATGGAACTAACTCACTTGATATCATCTACCCACAAGAGGCGGTTGATAACTTGGATAACACAGGAATTGATTCCAACTATACAGCAACTTACTACCCATGGATTCTTGTGAGAGATACTGTTAACAATACACAAATCTACTTACCACCAACAGGTGAAGTTTGTAGAAACTTGGCTCTAACAGATAACATTTCATTCCCATGGTTCGCATCAGCGGGTTACACAAGAGGTCTTGTTAACTCAATCAAAGCGAGAGTGAAGTTGACTCAAGAAGATAGAGATACCCTTTATCAAGGTAGAATCAACCCAATCGCTACTTTTGCTGACGTAGGAACTGTAATTTGGGGTAACAAAACTTTACAAGTTGCAGACACAGCACTTAACAGATTGAACGTAAGAAGACTTTTACTTCAAGCTCGTAAGTTGATTTCAGCTGTAGCGGTAAGATTGTTGTTCGAACAAAACGACCAAGTAGTAAGACAACAGTTCTTGGATAGTGTTAACCCAATCCTTGATTCAATCAGAAGAGATAGAGGTCTTTACGATTTCCGTGTGACTGTATCATCTTCACCTGAAGATTTGGATAGAAACACTTTAACAGGAAAGATTTACTTAAAACCAACGAAGGCTTTAGAATTCATAGATATCGAATTCTTCATCACACCAACAGGTGCTTCGTTTGAAAATATCTAATAAAAACGGGGGGGGCCAAATCCCCCCATTTTTTAGCCTTATATAATGAGAAAAAAAATTTCAGAAGGGTTCAAAGATGAGAAAACCCCAGATTTAAAATATTACGCTTTTGACTGGGACGACAACATTGTGCACATGCCAACCAAAATTATTCTGAAAGACGATAAAGGAGAAGAAGTCGGAATGTCTACAGAAGATTTTGCTGAATACAGACATAAAGTAGGTAAAGGTGATTTTGACTACGATGGTCACACAATTGTAGGTTATGCTGAAAACCCATTCAGAAACTTTAGAACAGAAGGAGACAAAGATTTTATAATCGATTCAATGAAAGCCAAGAAAGGACCAGCGTTTGATGACTTTAGAGAAGCTATTAATAACGGTTCAATATTTGCAATCATAACAGCCCGAGGACATAATCCTGAAACTTTAAAACAGGCGGTCTACAATTACATCGTCAATGACTTCGAAGGTATCTCAAAAGACGAGTTACTTAAAAATTTAAAAAAATACAGGTCTTTCTTAGGTGAAGATGAAATGTCTGATAAAGAATTAATCGACACATACTTGGCGTTGAACAAATACCACCCCGTTTCTTTTGGAGACGAAGGAGGGGCCACAAACCCCGAAGAAGCAAAGGTCAAAGCAATGAATGATTTTGTGGATTACATAAAGGGGATGGCTGCAATACTTAATAAAAAAGCCTGGTTAAAAAACGATTTAGGACACAAATTCACACCTACTAAACCAATGATAGGCTTTTCAGATGATGACCCTAAAAACGTAGAAGTAATGAGAAAAGCATTTAAAGATAAACCAGATAATTTAGTTAAGACTTATTCTACTGCTGGAGGAATTAAGAAGGAAGTGCAATAAAGGTACTTTTTTTAAAAATTGAAGTAAATAGAAAAATTTTATACTTACCTATATTTATATCATATAAACACTGAAAACAAAAATTTAATAATATGGCTGATTTACTGATGAAAATGCCGATACCTTACGAACCGAAACGTCAGAATCGATTCATCTTAAGGTTTCC